GGAGTTCATCGAGGCGGATGCGTGGGGCGACTTCGAGCAGGACGGCCACTTTGCGCGGCGGCTGCGCGACGCCGGCTGGCCGAAGGGCCTCAAGCCCTACAACGTCCGGCACTCGGCCTGGACCGACGCCAGCGAGCGCGGCGCGGACCTCGCCGACATCCAGGTCGGCGCCGGGCACCGTCGCATCGAGACCACCCGCAAGCACTATGTCCCGGTGCTCAACTCCCGCATGCAACGCCTGAGTGAGATGATCGACAAACGGCACGGCTGGACGCCGCGCGTGGTCGGCGGGAAGGAGTCGGCGTAAATGAGCAAGCAGCTCTTAGTGCTTGAAGAAGTCCTCGCGATGCTCGAGACGATCGGCGCCTCGAAGCAGACGCGCGAGAACTTCCGCCGCCAGGCCGAAGGCGTCCTGGCGAAGCGACCCACCCGCGGCCACGACGAGGTGACCGTCTCGAGCGGCTATGGGCGATCGTCGCAGCGCGGCTTCGTCGAGCTGACGCTTGACGAGGTGCGGACACAGATGGAATCGGCTAAGGCCCGCGAGATCGGGCTGATGCTGATTCAGGCGGCCGAGGCCGCGGAATCCGATGAGATCTTTCTCAAGCTATTGACCGAGAAGATTGGCCTTCAGCTCGATGACCATGCGCGCGGCGCGTTCCTGCTCGACCTGCGCGAGATCCGGCAGGGCACACGCGACATCTCTCGCCCGCACTAGCCATGACCGCAATGTTTCACATCTGGTCGATTGAGCATGACGCGTGGTGGCGTGTCGGCGGGTTCGGCTATACGACGGAACTCGCGGAAGCCGGTCACTTCACCGGAGCCGAGGCACAGCGTATTGTCACGCAGGCCAACATCGTGCGCGTGAACGAGTGCGCCATTCCCGTAGCCTATGTGAAACATCGCGAGTCGTATTGCTGCCCGCGCTGCGGGGCGCGGTCGTTCAATCCAAACGACATCCGCGAGCGGTATTGCGGAGCCTGCCGTGAATTTGCAGACGAGGCGTCGGAGCAATGATTTTTCGGATTCGCTTCCAGCAGGTCGGCGGCCATATTCATGGTCGGCTGTTCCAGACCAAAGCGCCGGGTCAGACGTGGTCAAAAAACGGCGACTTAGTGTTCGATGAACAAGGCTGGGAAGCCTTTCGGGCGTTGGTGGCGGGGCGCATGGAATTCGTCCCCGAAGAGACCGCCGCAGAGGCGAAAGTCGAGAAGGTCACTAAGACGGATAGCGCCAAAACCCAGAATCCGGCTGGCAGACCGGCTGGCACCCCCTCAAAACCTTAACAAACTGCCCACAGGCGGCGGGTGCGAATCCCGCCGCCTCCACCATTTACCGATAGAATATCGGTGGTTCGATAGACGATTTCCCGCTCAAGCGATACACCCGTCCAAGACACCGATAGACATTGGGTTGATCGATCGCCGATGGCCGGGATCCGGCTGGCACCCCCGCTGGCACGTCTGGCTATAACAGATAGCGAAAGTCCAGGCAGCGCCGCGTTCGCAACGCGGAGGTCGGGAGTTCGAGCCTCCTGCCGTCCACACCAAGAAATCAATAGAAATGGGCCGAAACTCACGATTCAGGGGTGGTCAGGGTTGACACACCCCGTGTTAGGGTTTGCCGGGTTTTGCCACGTTTTGCCGGTTTCCATTCCCGTCCTGTTCCCGGTCCTCAGACGCCCGTCCCCAGGAGCTGCTTGACCCAGACCGATCCCGCGAACAGGTTCCGAATCGCGGGGAGGTCGCCCACGTAGTACCCCTTAATCGCGTTGACCTCCTCTTGCGTCAGCCCGAGCGTGATCAGATCGGCGTCCGGCCACGATTCGAGTTGAATCCGGAAGTTGTCGCTCCGCTGAATCGTGTCGCGCATGAGCGACGCGAGGTCGCCCGCGGTGCGTTGCAGGTCTTCTGCCGTGAACTGTCGGCCGCCTTGCACAATTGCCATCTCGGCCCCTCCTCATGCAATGTAGTAGAACCCTTGCCCGATCACATACGCCCCATCGACGGCCGACCACGATTGCAGGTTGTTGTTGTAGACCGGGAACGCTTCGATGTACCCGGCCGTCCGTGGTTGCAACACCCCGAACGCGTAGACCGCATTGTCGTACGTCGCGCATGCATTTCGCTCGATGGCGTCATTTACGGGGCCCAGTCCATTGGGGGTATAGATCACCAGCTTCGTGCTCGTCGCGCCCGACTTGTGAATGCCAGTTAAGTAAATCGTGTAGTAGACCACTTTGCCGACCCGATGATAGGCGCAGTGCTTATCATCCACGGCCAGCGTCACGAAGGCGCTGTTCTGCACGACCGGGGTCCAGGCAATCCGTACCGGTTCCAGGCGCAGAATCTCGGCATCGATCGCATCCATCAACGAATCGACGTCGGCCTTATCCCAGACCGATCCCGTCATGCCGGAGCCGTCGTCATCGACCAGCGTGTTGTACCAGGTGCGATCGAGCGCCATCAGCCCACCCCTCCCTCGCGCCCGCGCAGCTGCCGCACCAGGTCGGCAAAGGTATACAGCTTGTTCGTGGCTTCGACGGTCTTGAGCGGCAGCACCGTCGCCCGCCCGCCGCTGATGGCGATCTCGCTGAAGGCGATCCGCTGGATGCGAAACGTCCCGCTGATCGGCGGCGACGCGATGGTGACGGTAATCAGCCGGCCAACCTGCAGCGACGGATCGCGGGATTCGAACGTCAGGGTCACGTGCGGGTCTTTGCGTTCCCGCAGCGTCGCGGCGATCTGGGCGGCCAGCTCCACCAGCCCGAGCCGGGTGTCGGTGATCACGAGTTCGATGATCCCGTCGGCGGCCACCGCCGCCTGGCCCGGGAGTTTCAAGCGCTCGGCCATCGCCGTTTGCGCCGCGGTGTCGGTCTGCTCGAGGCGGATCGTCACCGTGTCGCCCTTCCGAATCGGCAGGGTGAGCGCGCCCGTCCCGGTTGCCGGGACGCCGATCAGCCGCGGCTGCACCAGCACCTGGGCGCCATAGCGGATCGTCGCCGTGATCGCGCCGAGGCCGCTCGCCGGGATGCCGGTCAGCTGCCCGCTGGCGATCCCGGTGTAGCGGATCACCATGCCGCCTGTGCGCACCCAGCCGCCGGGATTGGGGCCGGTGAGGATCGCGTCGGCCTCGAAGGGGACGGTACTGGAGACCACGAGCGCGGTCGCGCCGACATTGACCTGCCCCTCGTCCTTGATGCCGCTCCCGTCGCTCGTCGGAGGCGCCACACCTAATGAGGCATCGGCCGTGACATCCCCGTACTCGGTCGCGGTGTTATTGCCGATCGTCGTCAGCAGTTTCAGGGCGCTCCCGTTCGCGGTCGTCCGATAGAGTTTTCGCGAGGTCACGCCCGGTGCTTTCGAGATCGGGATCTTGCGGACCGCGACCGATCCAAATCCACTCTGCGCGAACACGTACCCGCCACTCCCCCAACCGCACGCGCATTGATAGACGTACCCGGTACTCCCGTTATAAAACCCGTCACCTGACATCGGTTGCCACGTGGTCATCCCGACGTTATCGATCCGGTAAATCGTGACGTTTTGCGTGGGCGCGGCGGGCCCGTTCGGTTCGAGCACGGGATAGTAAAAGGCGCTCGACCCATCGGGCGCCGTGTAGTACGACCGCGGCCCGATATAGACCTCCCAATCATTGCCGTCCCAGTTATAGACCGGACTCGTGGGACTCTGCGGGCCATACGCGTTCCCGCGGTACTGGATTTGCGTCGAGTACCGCATCTGATTCGCGCCCGGAGATAAGGCCCCGGGTGGATACGATCCGGCGCCGCGCGAGCGCGCCGACGGCGCCGGCGGCGTGGCGGGGCTGAAGGATTGAATCGTGATCGACGCGACGGGACTCGGGAGCGTTTCGCCGGTCGCGGTCACGAACGAGGCCGCATAGCCGTAGGTCGCGCCGACCGTATGCGAGCTGCCGCCCTGCGGTTCAGGCGAGGGCGCCGCGCTGGGCGCATTCCCGGTCCCGACCAGGGCGCCGGTCGCGCCCGTGCCGCGCACCCCCGCATAGCTGACGCGCTGCGCGTTGATCTCGACGATCCCGCCCGTCGGGCTGTACCACGATTGCGGCTCGTCGCCTTCCTCGACCGGGATCTCGACCTGGCCGGCCGGCAAGTCGAGCGACACGCCGACGCCGCCGCCGCGGCCGATCACGCGCGTGACGACCTGCGAGAGATCCTCGCGCAGCTGATGGTTCCGCGAGGTGCGCGGCTGCGCGTCGGTGATTGGCGCCGCGGTCTCGGTCTCGGTCAGGAACACATGCAGATCGCCGGCGTAGTCGAGATACCAATACCCGCCGATGCGCCGGCAGATCTCGGTCAGGCAGGCCGGCACCTGCTCATTGGTGAAGGTGATCGCGTCAATGGTCGGCAGGCCGGACGCCACGTTCCGCGTGGTGACGGTGCGGGTGTACCGCGCCACCAGGTCCAGTACGATCGCCGTCGCCGATTGATTGGTGTAGGTCGTGAGCACGAGCTGCCGCTGCAAGAGCCACGTCGGATCGACGCAGCGCAGGTCATAGGCGACGTTCTGTTTGACGTCCTCGTAGACGAGCGTCGTCTCGAGGATGCGCCCGCCGAACAGCGCGTTCCGTGGATCGGTCGCGTCACCGCTGAACACCTGCAGCACCTGGCCGGCGACCGGGGTAAACCCGCGCGCGCGAAAACTCGCGGTATCGGTCTGCTCGTTCAGCACATGCTGAATTGCCGCCCCCTCGATCCGCAGGCCGGTCCCGGGCTGCCCGCCGCCGGGATTGACGACGCCGTCGACGGTGCTCTGCAGCCACGGTTCGTAGACGTTGAGCCGGAAGGCCTTCAGCCGCGCGAACCCGAGCCGCGCGCAGCCGGGCCGGTGCGACGGGGAGACCGCGGCCATCAGAAGCGCACCCCGCTATGCCGCATTTCCGTGACCAGCTTGTTGGCGATGTCCTGCGCGTCGGTGGAATTGACGTTGACGTTGAGCGTGTTGGTCGTCTGCGTCGCCCCGCCCCGGCCCCAGGCCTCGGGCGGCGTCGGCGTCCGGTTCGCCCAGCTGACGCCGCCCCAGCCGCCGGGGACGCCGGTCTGCTGCAGCTGTTTGAAGTCGTAGCCGCCGAGGCCGATGCTGCCCGAGGTGGCTACGCCGGCGTCGGCATAGGCCTTGAGCAGCTGGGCGCCGGCAATCGCGGCGTCATACGCGGTGGCGTTCTGGCCGAGCGCGGCATTCAACTGCACGATCTGCTGGGTCGTCTGCGCGGTCTCCTGCGCGACCTGCCGGGTCGACGCGGCGTACCCCTGCCCGGCGCGCTCGCCGCGGTTCCAGGCGTCGGCCTGGCGCTGGGTCTCGGCCTCGTAGGCGGCGGCGGCCTGGGCGGCGGCGGTGGCCTGGCGCGTGATGTCGCCGACGATCTTGTCGGTCGCGATCGAGATCCGCTCGCCGACGCTGGCCCAGGCGGCGCCGAGCCCTGCGACGATCGGCGGCAAGCGCAGCGTGGCGGCGGCCTGCTGCTCGGTGGCCTGGGCGGCCTCCCGCTGCGCGGCGGCATGCGCCCGCACGTCGGTCATCGCCTCCCGCTGCGCGGCGCCATGCGCCCGCGTCGCCGTGACCGCCGCGGTCGTCGCGGTCGCCTGGGCCTGGACCGCCGCGGTCGTCGGGGGCAGCGCGGCGGCGTGGTCGCGCACGCCCGCCGCCGCCTGGGTCTGCGCCCCCGCCTGTTCCACCGTGGCCGTGCGCATCGCGGCCATTTTCTGCAGAAAGTCGACGGGGGTCGCCGAGCCCACGAAATCTTTATAGGTCTTGAGCAGCCCCTGGCTCATAATCTGCTCACCCGCGAGAATCATGGAACCCGCCGCTCCGACCGCCGCATTCTTGACCTTCGTGCCGAAGCGGCTCAGCGCATCGCCGGCCGCATCGATGGCTTTTACCTGGGCGGCGCTCGAGGCGACCACCTCCGCGCCCAGCGTTTTCCAGTCGGCGATCAGCGTCGGCATGATCTTCGCGCCCGCCCGCCCAAACAGGTCGTAGGCGATCTCGGCGCGCTTCGCCGGATCGGGGATCCCCGCGAAGCCTTCGGCGATCAGCTGCAACATCGTGAAGGGATCGGCCGCGCGCAGATCCTCGACGCTCAGCCCGAGCGCCGAGACCGCCTCCGCGACTTTCTTGTCCCCGAGGGTCGCCTGCAGCTTGCTCGCCGCGCTCGTCAGTTCGTCGAGGGTATTGCCCGACTGCTCAGCGATGTAGGACAACCGCTGCACGTCCTCGATCGTGATCCCGGTCTGATCGCTGACCTTGACGAGCTGGTCGGCGGTGTCGAGCAGCGACTTGCCAAACCCAATCACGGCGTCGACGCTGAAGGCGATCCCGAAGGCGCCGGCCATCCCCTTGACCGTGTTCCAGACGGACGTCGCTGAGACGTGGATGTCCTGCAGGCCCTGGTTGGTCTGGGACAGCGACTGCGTCAATTTGCCGGTCGAGGCGCGGTCGCCCATCGCCGTCAGCGCCTGTTCGGTCTGGCCGGCCTGGGTCTGGATCGCTTCCAGCCCCCGGTCGGCTTTCTGGCACTCCCCGACAAACTCGGAGAAGTCGGCGGCGATGGTGCTGCTCAGCGCCATCGGGCGGCCTCACGCGGGGCGTGGGTCAGCTCGTCGACCAGGATGCGATAGACCACTTCGGGCAGCTCCTGCAGCTCGCGGTAGGACAGGCCGCCGCCGGTCAGGCGACAGACGGCCAGGTCGGCGGCGACGAGGCGCCGATAGAGGCCGTTTTTTTTAGCGTCGCGTCCTCGGCGGCGACGCGGGTTTCGTGCGCTTCGATCGCGCGCTTGATCGCGAGGAACGACGCCTGATCCAGGTTGCGGATCAGATCACTCGTCTCGTCGTCGCTCAGGCCCCGCAGCGTCGGCTCGGCGCTCCAGTCGACGAGATAGGCCAGCACCAGCGCGTCCCCGGTCGCGAGATAGTCGACCCCGGGCGAGCCGTCGGGCTTCTCGCGATACGTGCGCGCAAACATGGCGGTGTACTCGCCGTGCGACAGCCGCGCCTTGACGGTGAGGGTGTCGCCGCCCTCGAGCGTCAGCGTTTTCGTCTCCGGGGTCACGAAGCGAATCATGGTTATCGGCCTTCTGGCGGCCCGAGTGCCGCCGTGAGCACGGAGCCGGCCATGCGGACCGTGTTGGGGAGGACCGGGAACGTCCACAGCCCGCGCGGCGTGGAGGTGCGCGGCGCCGTGAAGATCAACGGGACTTGCTTGATGCGGTACTGGTCGACCGTTGCGAGGCGCGCGCGCAGATACCACGCGCGCGCCTCGTCGCGGCTCACGGTGAACGCGCGCAGGTCGGCGGCGGGGCGATACCCCCACGACAGCGACCCCTGCCGGCCCGTGAGCGCGACGGTGCGAAACATCTACCCCGCCGTCGGCAGCGTCCACGGCCCGGCCGCCATGAACTTCCCGGACAGTTCCGGCGCGCCCTCGACGTCGGTGTTGATCTCGGCGTCGAGATAGGCCTTGCCTTCGAAGGCGAAGGCCGCCGCCGGCGTCCCGCCGTCCAGGTCGGTGGAATCCGGGATCAGGACCAGGAGGCCCGGCGTCGTCGCCTGCGTCGCCTCGATGACCGTCAGATCCTCCGAGTTCCAGAACCCGGCGAACGTGCCCGACACGTCGCGCATGCCCGGGATATAGACCTTGTTCTGGTCCTGGAAACAGGTGACGTTGATCTGCTCGGTGGCGAGCGACAGCTGCCAGCTCTTGATCGACAGGAGCGCGACGGCGGTCGCCCCGCCGGCCCCGGTCGGGTCGTACTTCACTAATCCGTTTCGGCCTGCGCGAATCATGTGGGCACTCCTGTCGGGGTGGCGAGCACGCGATAGCGCCCGCCGTGGTGTTGCCAGCGAATCGTCGGATCGACGTCGTCGACTTCGGTGCCGCGCACGCGCTCGACGCGCGCGATCGTCAGGCAGCCGTAGCCCGTGATCGTCAGCGGCTGGTCCTCGAGCAGCACGTCGATCCGCGCCGCGGCGCTGATCGCCGCCGACGGCGACGACCCCAGCGTGACGGCTTTCACCAGGTACTGCAGATCCTCGGTCGCCCGTCCTGGTCCGGTCGCGTGCATCTGGCCGGCGTCGTGCGCGCTCTCGAGCACCAGCAGGCAGAACGCGGTCTTGCCCTGCCCGGCCTCGTCCCACCAGACGCCGCCCGGCAGGAGCCCGGCCAGGGTCGCGTCCCCCTGCAGCCGCGTCGCCAGCGCCCGATCGATCTCGACGCTGCTCGACATCTCAGGCCGCCCGCCCGTGCACCGTGACGCCGAAGCCTTCCAACATCGCCGCGACGTCCTCGTAAAACTGCCGACGCATGCGGATCATGATCGGGATGAGCGTCGGCTTGGCCGGCATGGTGCCGCGGTTGGCGCCCCATTTCGTATGCCGCGCCTGGGTGCCCTGCTCGTACCACTTGGCGTAGTAGACCGTATTGACCACGCGCGCGACCGCGGCCGTCCACGGGTGCGGCACTTGCACCACCTTGAGCCCCGCGGCCAGGTCGCCGGTCCGCGTCGCGTAGGCCGCACCGATGGCGCTCACGGCCTCCTCGGCGAGGCGCGTCGCGTGCTTCTGCGCCTGCACCGCGACGTGTTGCGGCAGTTCCTGGAACTGCCGCCGGGTATCGAGGAACCCGTCGAGATAAATCCGGACCGCCTTCGCCATTACTGTTGCAGCTCCTCGGCGACGATCACCAGGTCGCGCCGCGCCTCGTCGGGATTCCGCACGCTGGTGATCTGGAACGTGCGCAAGCCCTTTTCCGGGTCGTCGTACTGAATCCGCGCCGCCGTCGTCACCCCCGGGTGATACGCCAGCTCGATCAGGTGCGACGCGGTCGTAATCACCGTCCCTGACGCGGCGCGCTCGAGGTCGCGCGCGGTCGCCGGGTTGATATAGGCATACGCCGTCGGCGGGTCGAGCGGCGCCCAGCCTTCGACAAACCCGCCGTCGGGATCCGGCACCGCCACGCCCGGCCCGTCGAGCGTCACGAACTTGTCGCGCTGCCCGGTACTCATGCCTGCACCGGGTCACAGAAGCGCCGCAGGAGCGACACCACCACCGGCGGCGCGTCCTGGATGTCGACGGCTGGCGTCGCCCCGTCGAGGTCGTCGCCGCGGAAGCGCCAGTACGATCCGAGCAGGATCAGGATCGCCGCCTGCGCGTCGGGCGGCGTCGTCGTCGCATCGAGCCAGGCGTCGACCACGCTCAGCCCGAAGGCGCTGCGCCCCACATACCGCCGCACGAACTCGACCGCCGCATCGACCTTGAGCTGCAGATCGGCGTCGCTCGGGTGGCCGTCGGGCGTCGTCAGGCGCAGATGGCCCTTGGCCTGCGCGAGCGTCACCAGCGGCAGCGTCGCCATTACCCCTGCCCGCGCTTCACCTGCAGCGTCCACCCGTCGCCGCCGCCGCCGGGCTTGCTGCGCGTCGTCGCGTGACAGGCCCAGAGCGCGCCGGCGTGCGTCACCTGGTCGCCGGCGCTATAGACGCGTGCGTCGTCGTAGACGCCGCAGTACCGGGGACTGGTGAGCCGGATCGTGCCCAGCGTTTTCGTCTGCAGGCCGCGGCGGACCCCGAGCGTGATGATCCGCTCATCGTCGGGATCCTGGCTGACGGTCAGCTCGTCGAGGCTGACGCCGTCCGCACCCGCCGGCCCTGGAGGTCCTGGCACCGGCGGGCGCGCCTCAGAGACGGCGAGCCGCTCCCTCAGGGATCCCAGCACGGGTTCGATCGCGGCGAGTTTCTCGGTATGCACCTCGAGCCGCGCGAGCACGGGCGCGAGCGCCGCCTTCAGCGCCAGCGCCAGCACGCTGCTCGTCGGCTGCGGATCGTCAGGCATGGAAGTACTCCGTCAGAAACGCCTGCGCGAACGCCTCGTCGTCGGCCTCGTCGTCGTCGTCGACCGCTGGCGGCGGCGGGGCCGGCTGCGCAAACGGCTTCAGCGCGTCACGCTCGGCGAGCGCCGCGAGCGAGAACATTTGCTGTTGCATGTAGGGCGTGTCCCCGCCCTTCACCGATCCGATCCCGAAATACTTCTTGCGCGACTCGTCGGGCGACAGGACGCCGCCGGCGACGCCCTGCTGCGCGGCGTCGGTCTTGGCTTTCGTGTCGAGCCAGATCAGATCGTCGATATCGAACTCGGTCCCGTAGGTGTGGCCGGCGACCTCGAGCAGCCCGAGCCCGTCGTCGAGCGCGTTTTCGAAGGCGATGATCAGCGACTGCAGGCACTGGCTGTAGTACTGCTGCACCAGCGGCTCGGAGTTGGCGTAGGGCGGCTGATGGCTCGAATCGACGAGCGCGGCCGGCACGTGGTAGCAGGAGCACACCGTCTCGACGGTCCACTTCAACTGTTCGATGAGCTGCGCATCGGCGGCATTCACGCTCATCGCTTCGTACTTGAGCCCGTCGCCCAGGACCGCGACCTTGCCGACATTCGCGCCGGTGTAGTTCTGATCCCAGTAGTCCTTGAGCCGGCGCGCCGTGTCTTCGGTGATCGACCCCGGCGCCGTGAGCACGCCGCCGGGATTGCTGCCGCTCGCGAAAAACGTCGTCGAGTTCTCCTGAATCTTCAGCCCCTGGAGCGCGACCGAGCCGCAGGCATAGATCGGCGACACGCCAACCAGCGGATGAAACAAAGGCACCATCAAGTCGTGAATGAGTTCCCGCGCGGGGACGGCGGGCTTGGTCGCGTCGATCTCGGTGACGCCGGCGAGGTCATTGCGGCCGAGCGCATACCAGACCGAGCCGTCGGGCGCGACGAGCGGCGTCACCTGCGTGGGGTCGAGCACGTAGAGCGCCACCACGACGCGGCGCTCGTCGCGCTGCTTGAGCACGTAGGCGTTCCCGTGCACCAGCTTCGAGACGATCCACTGCTCGGCAAACTTGTTCCAGGTCTGGTAGCGATTCGGCTTCCGCAGCACGGGACTGAAGGCGGGCACGTGCACTTCGGTCCAAATCCCATCGGCGTCCTGCTCGACGAGCGCGATGCGGAGCTTGCCGATATCCGACGCAATGAGCGTGGTACAGGCGAAGACCGCCGCATAGGAGAGCGCCGTCTGCCCGGTCACTTCGGCGTTCTGCTGCCAGGCGCCGGTGTAGGGCTCGCGGATCAGCGGGTACCAGCCGCCCCGGGACACGGGCACCGCCGTAGCGGCGGCCCGTGTCCGTGACAGCTCGATCCCGAACAGTTTCACAGCGTCAGACCGTGTAGGCCGCGTCGGTGAGGTAGTAGACGGCCGCCGTCCGCGCGCGTTGCCAGTTGATCATCCGCTCGGCGCGCAGCCCGACCAAGTTGTCCTGCCACAACGACCGGAACACGGTCGTCGCATCGGGCGCGGCGGGCGCATCGTTCATCTGCA